CCTAAACCAAGGTTTTTGCGAATTGCCTCCGTGTCGTCTGAACGATATTTTTTCCCGCTTTTAGCAACAATCGCTGGTGATAAAGTATGCAATATGGTTATGCGAGAGTGTCAACTTTTGACCAAAATTTAGAATTACAACTGGAGGCGCTCAGGAGTTCAGGATGTGACCGGATTTTTGAAGATAAAATATCCGGTGCGAAGTCAAAACGACCAGGGCTTGATAAGCTGATAAAAGTGTTGCGGCCTGGCGATACGGTTGTTGTCTGGAAACTGGACCGAATGGGACGTTCTCTGATTCATCTTGTTGAGTTACTGAACTTTTTTTTATCAAACAACATTGAGTTTATTTCGGTTACAGAAGGGATAAAAATTAGCACATCAATTGGCCGCTTTGCTTACACGATGCTGAGTGCGGCTGCAGAGCTGGAGCGGGAAAATATTATTGAAAGAACGCGTGCAGGATTGGCTGTGGCAAGGGCTAACGGCAGGATAGGAGGACGCCGTTCAAAACTGACACCAGAGCAATGGGAGCAGGCCGGACGTTTATTAGCGCAAGGAGTCCCCCGCAAGCAGGTCGCATTGATCTACGATGTGGCTCTGTCAACTTTGTATAAAAAACACCCCGCCAAACGAACGTGCATAGAAAGTAACGCTCAAACCAATTGAATCGGTCGGCAACACAGATTGATTGTGCCCCAATAGCCACACTCAACCCACGATGTTTTTTTCGATAGTGGCGAATTGATGTAAAGGAGGTGAGATGAAATCAATTCGCTGTAAGACCTCATTTTCCAACATCACAACCAAGTAACGCTGCTGCCCGCAAAATGATCTAACGCCCATACGACCAGGGTGTCACCTCTGGAAAGCATACGCAAAACCTTTTTTAGCCCTGGGCGTTCAGCCTTTTTGCCGCTCGCCTTGTCCTCAAAAATCAGCTCACATCCTGCGCTTTCAAGGGCATTTCGTTGCAAAGCAGTGTTTTGTTCATTTGTTGATACGCGTACATAGCCTATTAGCATATTTTCTGCTCACTATCGTTATTTATAGCAAGCTGCGGATTTTAATTAACAAAAACCAGTATGTGTGGAAATCACAAAGTACATACCGTTCCCCAATGACGAACAACTCAAAATTGGCAAGGTTTTTATGTCTGACTTAACAATTTTATTTTTATCTATCTTTGGCGGAGTGCATTCGTTTCTGAATGGGGTTCGTGAAAAACGTTACGAAGCGTCATGCAGGCAATTGCTGGCCGAGTGTATTGCTGCCGTACTTGCAGGCTTTATTGGCATGTATTTCGCGGAATATAAGGGCATGGATGAAAGCCTTCAGCATTGCGTGACTATTATTTGCAGCATCAATAACAGGCTCATTCTTGAAAAGTCACAAAGGATTATCGATTCGTACATCAATAGAAATGCCTCTTAAGCAACAAATGACCGGTTGAGAAGTTACTTTGCATACCATTACCTCCTGACAACGTAGGAGGGAACTTGTGCTTGACACACAGGAATTAGCTCCAGTTGCTATTGCGCTCCTGCTTTCAGTAATTGGTGGGATAGGCACGTTCCTGATGGATGTCCGAGACGGTCGCCAGTCTGGCAATTTGTTGGGATTGGTTACGGAGATCTTTGTTGCAGTGACAGCTGGCGCGGTGGCGTACCTATTGGGGCAACACGAGGGCTGGGAGTTATCAATTACGTACTTAATGGTAACGATAGCCAGCAATAACGGTCATGAGGTGATTTCAGGGATGAAACGAGTGAATATCGATAGCATTCTGAATGTTCTTACAAGTTTGGTGAAAAAGGGAGGCGGGAAATGATTGGCTGGGGTGTATGCGTTCTTGCGTTAGCCTTAGCCGATCGCTATTTGCTAAAACGCAAGGACATCACGCATTTAGAACTTGGTGATGTGGAAATTAAACCGGGTTTCATCCGGGTGCCGTTCAAATACCGGTCTAAATTCCCGTTTTTGCGCGGCGCAACGGTCAGATATTGGATCCGCGATGTTCAGAAGCCGACGACAGTGATTGAAGGCGAACAACGTTGTTTGACGTCGGCTGAACAGGGCGAAAACAGTGAATGGTTGTACATACCCACTGAATATATGGGTAAAGGAGAGCGACTGTGGCATTTCAACGTCATGGTTACGCATGGCGACTCGTTCATTAACCCGTTGTATCGGATTTTCCCTGTTACTCAGCAAATCCGCAGAAGTTACGTAATAAATCTCGCACAGGATGTGTCAGATGACGAAAAATAAGTATGCAACGGTCGATTTTGACCAGGTTAATGAAAAGGGGCTGAAATCCCTTATCGCGGCGATCAATAAAACCGGTGTTACGGTAATTGAGGTTGACTCCAGCAACCGCGCAACAACGAAAGATGGCGTTAAAGTTAAAACCGCAAAGCTGGTTCTTAACGACGGACAAATTCTTGCCATACAGGTAAACGATACTGGCGATATATCGTCTGTGAGGCTGAATGGAAAAGCTATTCCTAACGCTCAGTCGCCGGATATCAAGACGCTTGGTACCGTCATGGGGCAAGCGGCCCGCAAAAACTCCGCAAAATTCCAGAAATCACTGATCGCCAAAGCGAAACGTGTTGCCAATCCGGTAGACAAGAAACCGGCAGTAAAATCCAACTTTCAGCGCCTGCAAGAGGCAAAACAGCGGAATGCTCAGGTGGTTGCCGCTTATAAATCAGCGCAGAACTCGGTGTCTTTCAATCAACAGCAGATCACTGATTTGCGGGCGAAGCTGGATAAGGAGACAGGCCGACTCAATAACGAAAAGGCCCGAAATGGCGAACTCAAACGCCGTCTTAAGCAACTGAAAGCAGGAAATTAACATGGAACAGTTCAATATCAATAAAGGGGTGACGATCAAGCCTGGGCTTGACGTGCTTCCCCCGCCAGTGACTGATGATGAATATCGCGCATTAATGGCCGGTGAGGACCGCTATCTGATGACGGAATCCAACACCCTGGAGGAAATCGAGGCTACGTTCTTCTATGACACGCCGATCCACTGGTGTGCTACGGATTTACTGGAGGCGATTAGTTCTACTCGTTTGCAGTTACACCGGACCATGCAGGCATTTGTCCGGGCATTGAACCAGAAGCTGAATGGTACCGGAATCTCTGCGGGGAGTGATAAAACGGGGGATGTGGCCCAGAGCGGCGCGCGCGCGATCGGCGGTGCTGAAATTGGCCGGGCACGTAACGTTAACGGGCTGCCGGTCCTGCCAGCCATTATTCCGCTCAGTGATGGTCAGACTATCAGCATTCTGTTTCATAGCCCGACAGCGGAAAACCGGATCACCAATAGCGATACGCTGGTTGCTTTCCAGTTCTTACTGAATAAAAAAGACGTTACTCACACCGTTGCTCCGATGAGTGGACGTGATATGACGCTGGCGCAGGTCACCATGAAACTTGCCAACCTTGCAGAGAAAAACTCGGCAAAATTCCAGCGTGCGCAGAAGAAGAAAAAAGCCCTGGTTGATGAAATAACCCAACTACAGGCTGACAGTGACCAGAAAGAGGATGCCATGAGCGACCTCGCGGATCAGGTGGCAGCGGTAGAAGGGCAGAAGGTAGATCTGGAGCAGAAAATTAACGCTGTTGCATCGGAAGCGGATTCTCTTTATGAAGAGAATGAGCGTTTGCAGACGGAGATTGATCAGCTCAATCGCACTGGTGGGCGCGATACCATTGCTCCAGCGGGGATGACTGGTGGGCACTCTCGCGCGCTGACGGATCGCCTTGCCAGTATCAAAAATCGTATGCATATGGACGGGGAAGTGACGCTCAGTAATGGTGCATCAATGAAGCAATTCATTGGGGGCGGCGAAGGGTATATCCAGTTAACCGATCCGGATGGCAGCGTATACATGATCAAGGCTAAATCCATACAGGGTGTGGACATGGCAGATGCGATCGGCAAGCTGTTTAAAGCCTATAAAGCGGGTAATGTATCGGAATACCTGGTCCAACCAGAAGAACATAAACCGGAAAACGTCGAACCTGAACCAGCGGAGGATACCGGTAGCTCTTCGCCTGAACCAGAAGTCTCTGTAGGTGCATATCGATATGCCCTGCAAATGCGTCCGGCGGCCCCTGGCGCAATACCTGAAGGTAACAAAGCAATTCTGCCGCGCCCTGATGAAGGTGACCCGTATTATGAATATGCACGCTACGGCATTGCTACTTACGATACCCCGCTTTCTGATCAGCAAATGAGTGAGTACGACCTGAAGTTATTGCCTCGCGAGGATTCTTTCGACTTCCTGGCGAAGACACTTACTAATGGTCCGTTTGGCAAATATGCACAAAAAGCTCTGGAGCTGGCCACCAGCTCACCAGACGAGTTCCGCGTAATGCTGAAAACTCAGTTTCAAAAAACTTTCCCCAATATTGCGTTTCCTGGGGGCGCTGGCACCGAGAAAATGGTGCAGAGCATGATCAATGCATTGCAGGCCGAAGTCGGTGAGATTACTCAGCCAGAACCGGCCCCGGCACAGCCTGATGAAACGGTTAGCGAAGCAGATGCAGAGGCTAATAAAGCCATTGAATATCTCAATAACGTGATGGATATACAAAGCACTGACATGGTGGAGATCCGTAACGCCCGGGGCAATGTCCGGGAAGCGATTGCAGCCCTTCAGGCTGCCGGACGTTTTGAGGAAAACGAAGAGCTGGTTAACGGCGCAGCTCGCCACCTGGCTGATCTGTTGGTAGCAATCCAGAAAGCGGGGGTAGCGGCATGACACTATCAGCTATTGAGTTAATGGATCTCAGCGATAAGTTGGATGCTCTGATGTCCAAAGCGGCGACCGCGAGTGGCATGGAGTTGCTGGATATCAGCGATGAAATTGACCAGATCATGCAACAGATGGGGTACGGCGCGTCTGGCGACGGTAGTGGCGAGGAGAAACAACCTTCGGAACATGATGGTGTGCCAAAACTGGTTGCTGATTTCCTGGCTGATAAATTCGTCGATCAGAGCACTGATGCATTTATCGGTACGTTACAGGACTTGAGTCAATATGTTGGCACATACATCGACCTGGACCAGGTTAAACAGCACACGGCGGCATGGATAGCCGCCAACATTAAAGAGGCAGCATAAGGCGTAACAGGGATGAGCTTAAGCGATCAGGTGGTAATGGCCACCAGCATAGAAACGCTGATCGAGCTGCTAAAAAACCTGCCCGATTTCGGGCGGGTTTCGTATGTGGTGACAGCGAAGGGTGACGAGGTAAAAACAGCGTTTGATATCGTCGATGCCTCAGCTCTTTTGGTATCCAATACTCTGGACGGGAAAATTAATCCGGACTATCCCCAGGAACTTCAGCCGCGCGACCGGACCCGCGCATCCAGCCTTCTTCAGGTTAACCAGATATCCAAGGATTTGCGGCCTGCTCAGCTTACCGATTCCGGTTTATCCAGCCATGGAGCGCCGATAATTGGTGAGGACAATGCCGTTGAGTCAGGTAATGGACGAACCATGGGGATCATTAAAGCCTATCAGGACGGCAATGCGGATCGGTATCGGGAGTACCTGATTGAACATGCGACCGAATTCGGCATACGGCCTGAAAAGGTTGAATCAATGACGGCTCCGGTACTGGTGCGCCGCCGGTTAACGAAGGTTGACCGTGTTCAGTTTGCCAAGGACTCAAATATTTCTGATCTCCAGGAAATGGCAGCCAGTGAAAAGGCTTTTGTTGATGCCGACAGCATAACACCGGCGATGATGGCGTTGTTTAACCCGTCAGAAAGTGGAGATCTGCTTAGCCGCAGTAATGACGCGTTTATTCGCGGATTTATGACGCAAGTTGGTGCCACACAGGCGGCTGGCCTTGTAACTGAAGATGGGCGACCAACACGGCAACTTGTAGACCGTATACAAAACGCGATCTTTGCCAAGGCATATAAGGATGCGCGCCTGGTAAGGATGGTTGCAGAAGAACCTGATCCGGATATGCGTAATGTTCTGACGGCGCTTAATGCGGCAGCCAATGATTTTGTCCAGATGCAGGCTTTATCAGGAGAAGCGCACAAGCAGGCTGTGACAACTATTGTTGATGGCATTGAGACAGCGGATAGCCTCGATAAAAAGGCGCTGGAGGCATTGAAAGATGCGGTAGACCTGGTAAGGCAATCGAAGGAGTCAGGCCAGCATATTACCGATGTTATTGCTCAGGGGGATATGTTCAGCGAAACGGCCCCGGAAGTGAAAGCACTCGCGTTGTTCATCGTCGCGAATAACCGTAGCGCGAAGCGTATGGCCACCGCCTTTAAGTTGATGGCTCAACGTATCAATGATGAGTTACAGCACCAGGGCCAGGCGCTGGGGGATATGTTTGGCGGCGGCGATGTGTCGTTACAGGATATCCTTCGCCAGGTGTCTCAGGAACTGGAAAACGAAGGCATGCAAGGGATATCCGGCGGTCTTTTCGAGTCCGTTTCCGGCGGTAGTTACAACGGTGTTGCTCCATATACCAGCTTGCTATTACATCGGGCATCCGGCATCAAAGACATTATTCATCTGATCAGGCTGCTTTCCCGTGCAGATCCCCAGGATGAACAGCTTGTTCAAGTGCTTGCGCATTTTGTTCGAATGCCTGTTGCCGACGTGAAAAAATGGTGCCGATTATTCGGTATCAGCAATTCGTTACTTCGCGGCTTGTTAAATCACGCATCTTCCCTTGGGCGCGATGGCTTTGACGAGATAGCGCAGGCGATAAAAAACGGAGATATGCCACCAGCTATTGACTGGTTTTCCATTCGCCCAACCAGGGTGAAAGCATTCCTTAGCGCGGCGCATTCGGCATCACCATTGGCAGAAATGGTTCAGAGGTTGTCGCTCATATTCACAGACCATACCGCGTTGGGTGATCTGACTCTGGACGAGATGAAAGAAGCCTCCATTCAGTGGGCCGATCAACAAAATGAGGTTAACTCAGACTTCTTGCCAGCATTCAGGAAGGCCGTTAGTAAAGCGGATGATGCCCGTGGAATTCTGAAGGCGTTTAAGGCATTGCAAAGTCGTGTTAATAAACATGTCGGTGATATCGATGGGGTAACGGCGGAAGGCCGGGATATCCTTAAAGAGCACGGCATAACGCCAGAGTTTATTGATGAGATCAGGACTGATATGCAGCGTGAGGTCGTATCGTCCCTGCAAATCGTAGCCAGAGCTTTGGCGGATGCTAATCCGAAGAGTGCGGCCATTGTTAACCGGGTTATTGGTGATATTGAAGCATCGGAGGGCATGGGGGCGCTGAAACTCTTCCTTTCGCGAGCGTTTAATCCTAACGGCAATATTCTCCCTGGCATTATTGGTGAGGCTAAAAAGTATGTCAGTGAAGAAGAACTTGAGCAGCTTGACCAACTACTTAAGCGATTCTCATATAACCCGCAGACACGCTGGCAAATGAATCAGCGAAGTATGGGTTCGGTCCACGAGAAAGTGTTATCTGCCATGAACAGTGCGATCGCAAACTCATCCGTATCTGAAGAAAAAGCTCTTGAGTGGGCTGACTCTTTTATCACAGAAGAAGTGGAAGAAGCCCGCGCTGGACAGAATGGTGGGATAGACCTGCGCAAGGAACTTGCTGATATTTATCGCCTGACCGGCGGGAAAATATCGACCTTATCAAAGGTAGTTCACCACCAGGGAAGGGCATATGCAAATCTAAATGGTGTTGTTGCTGTCAATTTGAACGATGAAAATGCAAGTGCACTGTGGCACGAGCTGGGTCATCATCTTGAGTACAGTAACCCTGGTTTGTTAGAGAAAGCCCGGTCATTCCTGAAGGCCAATGTTGAAGGGGATAAGCCATCTTTCGTCAATATCGGTGGGCGTGGCAAGCCTGAATGGTGCTTCAGATCTCGATTGAGTAATATTTATATGGCGAAGGTATACCCGCCAGCCTCAGTAAGTAACACCGGGAAAATTCGGCAGAAATCACCGACTATTTCCAAAACGTCAGCAACGGAAGTATTCTCTATGGCTCTTCAGTTGTATCATGACAAAGAGGCCGCTGCCGCATCACTGATGAATGGTGACGGATTGCTGGAACTGTTATTAGGTGTGGCAAAGGAGCTAAATAATGCAGATTAAAATCGCAGCGCCATTAGGTGGAGATGCCATTATCGAATTTGATGATAATGAAGAAGTTTCCGGGCGTTTAAGCATTATCTCCGGTGACATTACCGAGGACATGATCGCTGAAGCCATAGCTGGGGCAAATCCCAATAGCTATATGGGATTCGTTAACACCCTTGATGCTCCCGCAAGTGATGTTCTCCGAACGCTGCATCTTTACGCTGGCTGGTTTGTTGATTGGCCAGCAGTAGATGGTGGCGATGAGGACGACGACGACGATGATTTTGGTGATCATGTAGACCAGATCGTATATTGAAGAAATCCCGCCAGTCGGCGGGATTTTTTTTAATCGCTTTCCACTTCTTCCGTGGTGTTTTCTTGCAGTTCTGTTAATGCAGCACGACATAGGTTCCGGGCATTGGCTATAGCCACACTTTTGACTTCATCCGTCATCGTGCAGGTAATGTACTGATCGAGTTCTTCAGCGCGGATGATGCTTTTGCCAATCAGAAACTGTATTTGCCAGAGCAGATCGGCATCCATAATCAGAATTTCTGCCGGGCCTTCAGGGCCAGCCGGGAAGGAAACATAAGACTGTTTGCCCAGGCCGACAACTCGACAACTTGCTTCAAGAATTGCGCGCTTGAGGTCTGACTTTATAACGGAAACAGGTTGATTTTCACCAGTGATTACGCCGTTGACATGGAAAGGCATGTAGCTTGAAATACGCTCCACTTTCCACACGCCAGCAAGCGATCCTTCATGCAGCACAATGGGGGTAACCGCGAGTTTCATCTCACCATATAGCTGCTGGCAGATAGCTGGATTGCTGAATACATCTAAAGGCTCACATTCAAACAGCGGCGCAATCTGCATGAGGTCCATCATGGTCATCCCTGGGGTACGAGCAGTAATGAATCTGCGCATACCAGTATCCATTGCGCTCCAGATTGCTACACCATGCTTTTTGCTCACTTCTTCAGTAAAGCCAAGGTGGCACATGATGGTTTTTTCGATAGCCAGATCAGAGATCGAAACCTTTTCGCCAGGCACACCATCATTATTGATGGTCACTTCGACACTCTGACCATTACGCAGGCGGTATTGAATTGCTTTAGTATTTTCCACGTTAAATCACTCCACTACAAACCAGTCACATGCCAGTAAGTCGCCTACAGAAGGAACCCACGGAACAACTACACCTTGTGCATTTTTTAAGGCGAAATAAGCACCATACGGAACGAGGTCGCCGGGGAAATATCCCTTAATGGCTTCCATTCGTGCCGGGTACTGTCCTTCAGGAACCAGCCAGCAGAATTGGTTTTCGCCGTTCCACCCGCGTCGGGCAACTTTCTTGCCATCCTTCAGCCACATCAGCGCGTCAGAAAAGTCGGCTGCTTCAAGGTCGATTTCTTCTTGTAGAGTAGCGATACCGCCAGCAGAAATAGTTACGTCCCTGGCTGTAATGAATGTCACCCCATTGTGACCTTCAATGCTGAGCGATACCCCATTTTCGAAGAAGTCGTTAGTCCGACTAAAGCCTTCTTCAAATGTTTTTTCTGGTGAATAGGACAGAGAACCGTCCTCATAAGCGACCAGATATCCGCCAATTTCTGGTCGGTGTTTTTGCAAAAATATTTTATCAACATGGACTTTTACCCCTTCTGGCTCAACGACTTCGATGTTGCAAAAAAGGACCACATCCATTAGGGCGATAATTTCGATATCTTTGATTTTTGAGGCGCGAACTGTTTTATGGCTTTTGTATTTTGGAAGTGCCGTAAAAAGCTCTTTCGTTGTCATGTTATTCATAGTCTTTCCTCTGCTTAAAACCTGATGTATTGCGCCTTCAGGTGGGTCAGGAATGTTTTCCCACCAGCGAACGCAATATCTCGGGGTGTTCTTTTCGTGAAAAGCGCGTGCCATTGCCAACTTTGGCGTTTGTTTGCGAGTTCGTGCTTTTGTCGGCGTCTGGACCACCGCTTTTCTTTCAGTCGTTTTTTACACATTCAAAACGGAATATCGTCGTCAAAGTCCATTGGAGGTTCGTTATTGGCGTTGCTCTGAGGTTTACCGCCACCACTGTATTGCTGGTGGTTTTGAGGTTGGTTTGATTGCCCCCAGCCATTTGAGGACTGTGAATCGTCACGGCGAGCGCCGATCATTTGCATGGTGCCGCCCTGGCTGACGATAATTTCCGTCGTGTAACGTTCTACACCGGCGTCATCTGTCCACTTACGGGTTTTAAGTTTCCCTTCGATGTAGACCTGAGAACCTTTTCGTAAATACTCACTCGCAATTTCAGCAAGTTTTCCGAACAAAACGACTTTATGCCATTCTGTTTGCTCTTTCTGTTGGCCCGTTTGCTTGTCGCGCCATGATTCATTCGTTGCGATGCTGAGTCTTCCGACCGCTCCGCCATTTGGTATATACCTGATCTCCGGGTCTTGCCCCAGGGTACCAATCAGGATGACTTTGTTTACACCGCGTTGTGCCACTTATCTTACCTAATAAAATAAATTAATTAGAGCAATAATGTATATCTTTGAAACGTAGCTAACAAGTGATTTGCATTATCCTGTGCCTTCTAAAGGGATCGAGTCAGTCGGTATTGGCTGTGAATGGGTGTTTGTCCTGGAGCGTAAAAAATTCGCTTATGAGGTCTTTATGAAGGGAAAAACAGCCGCAGGAGGCGGTGCAATTTGCGCTATCGCGGTGATGATTACCATCGTGATGGGTAATGGCAATGTGCGAACCAACCAGGCGGGGCTTGAGCTGATTGGTAACGCTGAAGGTTGCCGACGTGATCCATACATGTGCCCGGCAGGGGTATGGACTGACGGGATCGGTAATACACACGGGGTAACGCCGGGTGTGCGAAAAACAGACCAGCAAATCGCCGCTGATTGGGAAAAGAATATCCTGATCGCTGAACGCTGTATTAATCAGCACTTCCGGGGCAAAGACATGCCCGATAATGCCTTCAGTGCAATGACAAGCGCGGCATTCAATATGGGATGCAATAGTTTACGGACCTACTACAGCAAAGCGCGAGGCATGCGAGTCGAAACGTCCATCCACAAGTGGGCGCAGAAAGGGGAATGGGTGAATATGTGTAACCATCTCCCTGATTTCGTGAACAGTAACGGCGTGCCCTTGCGAGGTTTAAAGATTCGCCGTGAAAAAGAACGCCAGCTTTGCCTGACGGGGCTGGTCAATGAATAAACTCAGGCTGCTCCGCCGACTTTCGACAATGAAGTTATCGCTGGCGGCGATAGTTTTCGACTCGATTTTCATGGCGGTATATGTGCTCAATGAGACGTGGCCACTGGAACCGCTATTGTATGCCGGGCTTCGGCTGTGCCTGACATTTTTGAGCATGGCTGCAAGATTGATGCAGCAGAAAGAAACAGCTTCAGATTGTCCAGGCCGCGCGGTGCGCAAATATATGGCACGCAGGCGAAGGTGATAATAGTTAACGAGAACCCCGGCAGCTGCCGGGGTTATTTTTGGTGGTTATTTGAACGGATTGATTGAATTATTAAACGTGATGATGCTTGTCTCACGCGGTGCCTGGACGTTAGCCGCTTGCGGAACCTCCTTAATTTTCCTGGTGACAGGCAAGTTGCGTGCGCCAACTTTGATCAGAGATTCGAAAAGTGTGGCAACGATTTTTGCATCACCAGGTTCTTTGAGGCGGAATGCGTCTTTTTGGGCGGCGGAGACGAAGATCGGGAGGTTATCCAGTTCGTCTTGCATTGCTGCCAGCACATCGTCGCGGATACCCGCTGTTTCCTCCAGCAAAGCGATTCGCGCTTCAGCATCTGCGATCTTGGCCATTGCTTCGAGGTGGCGGCCCTGGCTTTCGAGTAGTGCGGTTTCCAGTTCTGCCGTACGCTCTGTCGCCTCCACCATCATTTCCAGTTCAGCCATTTTACTGTAATGGGATATAACGGCCTGCACTGACTCGTCAGAGTATCCATGCGCCGCCAGGGACTCTGCCAGTAGAGATTTAGAATCCGCGCTTTCAAACATTCCGGCGCTGGCAGGATGATCCAGACTGATATAGTTCGGCGTTGTCACATAATCCACACCATGGAAGCTGGTGGTTACAGCGATTTTCCCGGACTCGCGCCCGCCAGTGGCCCAGCTCCAGCCACCAGCTCGGCTTTCGATCATCGCGGCGACAATTTTACCCGGCTCTGTGTTAAGAATTTCCTGTGTATGGGTAACGATGCCGTTGTCGTCAACAGATATAGCCACTGTGCGGCACGCTGGAACATTGTCGATTACGACCGGGCGACCTTCCACCATGATCACGCTGGTTTCTGGTACTTCCAGTTTGCCAGTCAGCTGTCGGCGACCGTGGCCGTAGTAGCCGAAAAGCTCACCAAGGCGTAAACCTTCCTGAGTTTCCTTGCTTTCAAGCATGGCCTTTACCGCGCTTAATACATACTGTCGCCCGTTCTGGCGACCTTTTCGAGCATTGCTATAGAGACAAAAGCGGTCAGTGACCGTTTTCAAAACATCAGTCATTATCGTTTCCCTCTTTAAAGACCGATTCAAGGATTTGCGCCAGTTCCTGTGGCGGTGTTTTGATGATGGAATCCATCAGGTGATCGTCGTCCTCGCTTTTCGCTTTCAGTTCGTTCACCAGTGCTTCGGAGATTTTTTCGTCAATTTCCAGCACATCGCTAAACAGGTAACGTTTGAATGCATCGGAATTGGCGAGGACGCTGTTATTGCTGACGGCATCGAGGATTTGCGTAACGATAGTGGCGTAGTTCGCCTGCGAGTCGCGGTTATCGTTGTGCTCTTGTTGCAGAGCGGTATTAACGGAGTGGAATTCGATTTTGTACGGGCGATCACCTTCCGGGTATACCTTGCCGTACTTGAAAGCAAGATGAATATCGATAGCCCGCAGAATGAACTCATCTACGCCCTGCTGGATCCATGAGGCGCGCATGGCGGCCTGAATTGCCGTGCGCAGGAATCCACCTTCACCAAGCCCGCCGGACATTTGATCTGCCCACCCCAGGAGGGTGTAATCGAGGCCAAGTGCTGCCGCCAGCTGGCGCATATAGGTGAGAATGTCTTCAATGCCGTTGATGTCAGCCTGGATGGTCTGAGTATCAATAGTCATCTGTCCCTTGCCGTCGCCCATAATAGGCAGCAAGGTATTGGTCACCGTAGGCATGTTATTCGCGCCGCGTGCGCGCTTTTCCATCAGGTCAGCTGCTCGTTTAAGCGTCTGAGTAATGGTGCGCGAATAATCGGCTGCTTTTACCGGATCCAGACTATTCATCGCCAGGCCGATGATTCGGTCAATTTTCGACGCATTAAAACGCGTTGCCTTCAGTGAGCGGATCGCCGAACGCAGATTCATGTACGGCTCGTAGGCGTATTCGAGCAAGCTGGTCCCGTAATTCTGGGTTTCAATCGGTGTGCGCTCTTCCGGATTATCCAGCAGGCTGTAAGCCTTATGGCCAGTGTGCACAGGCATAAGGTTTGACTTAGGCCGCCAGTAGGGGATTTTCATAGGGATAATGGCCCACGGATCGGCGAAAACCATTTTCCCTGACGCGTCCTTCAGATAATCGCCGCTAAATCCCGCCAGGTTACCGCTGACCTCGAACTCTTTGATGAAGCCCGGAAGGGTGTAATAGGAGCACTCAAAAGACGTGATCCCTATGCCTTCTTTGGCGTATGGCCTGACATAAGCCACCCCAAATACAGACATGATAAATGCCCACCCGGCGACCTCTTTGTTGATGGTTCGCCCGATGTCGTTCATCAGCTCGTCACACAACCCCTGCGCGGCGTCATAGTCACTATCGTTTCCGTTGTGTACCGGCACGATAGAGAAGGTTTGTCCGGTCTTCTTATCGAAAGAGAGCGCGTGCGTAATATGGATATTCAGAGCGGTGGCGATCGTGCTGTAAACCGCCATTTCTTCGAGTAGCGGATAGCGTTGCAAGCGGTCTTCCGGCAGTTGAACTTCATCAAAGATAAAGCGACTCCCATCCACCAGCCCATCACCAGCCATGCCACTATCGCCCGGTTTGCCGCCTAAGAAGCCGGACAGTTGTACCGGTGCCCCTGCGCGAGAAAACAAATACCCACTTCCGCCGTGCACAGCCAGCGCGGACAGGAGGATGTTGTCCCGTTCTCCGTTGTCTTTAAAAACCCCCGCCAGCGCCTTCCTGACCGAGGATAGCGTGATTTTATTGTCTGCCAAGATTGCACCTTAATTAGAATAATTCGCATCGTGTTTGAACGGAATTTAACACTAGTCACTTGTTAAGGATTACCAATGAACAAGCTATCTATGGGTGTGTTTCGCTGTTCAAGTGTCAGCGAAATATTGAAATACATTAGGACAATAACATCTCACCGAGCGCCGATTAAATACGGCGTGGAAAAGGTGGAAGGCAAAAGCTATGACCGACTGCGCCGGGAGGCGAATCAGAAGGCGATAGATTTGCTTAATTCGCTGGTGGACGGCGCGACACTGACAGATGAACAGCGCCAGATCCTGGCCGGGTACACTGGTGAAGGCGGCATTGGCGGGTCCGTCTCCGAATATTACACACCAAAGCCTATCGCTGAAGGTGTCTGGGAGATCATGAAGCTCTACGGCGCGGACGTAGGTAACACTCTGGAACCATCGGCGGGAACCGGCGTTTTTAATGAGACAAAACCGGTTGGTACGGTGATGACCGCGACTGAGATCAGCAGTGTTTCCGGTCGTATAAACCAGTTGTTACACCCGGAAGACAGCGTACAGATTTCCCCGTTCGAACAGCTGGCTGTAAGCACGCCTAACGATTCATTCGACCATGTTGTGGGTAACGTTCCGTTCGGCGGTCGTGATAACACACGCAACATCGATAAGCCTTACGCAGAAGAAACGGACATGGGTTCTTACTTCATGCTCCGCATGCTGGACAAGATAAAGCCTGGCGGATTCATGTGTGTGATTGTGCCGCCGTCCATTGTTTCAGGTTCAAACATGAAGCGGTTACGCCTGCGCCTATCACGGAAAGCTGAATTTCTTGGCGCTCACCGCTTGCCTACCGGTACTTTTGACGCAAACGGGACCAGTACAGTCGTTGATGTGGTGCTGATGCGCAAACATCCGGCAGAGATGGCTGAGAAAATCCCCTTGGTGGATGAAAGCACTCTTGAATCGGCAAATGTGCTTTGGCCAACGTTTATTTATGGCAAGTGGTTTGAAAAGGATGGCCGCCGGTTTGTTCATGGTACCCAGGAAAAGGGCTTCCAGGGGCGTATTGAGGTTCGTGCCGACGGGCAGATTGATAACCAGGCTCTTAAAGCGAAGCTGATTCATCGTTTCGAAAGTCGTATCGACTGGTCTTTGCTCAATATGGCTGAACCGTCACCGACCGCAGACGTTGTTGATGAAGGGGAAATGCGCCTGATTAATGGCGTATGGCAAAAATATGCTGGTGGTCGCTGGATTGAATCTGATGCAGGGAAGGAGCTGAAGATTGATGTTGCCAGTTATGGCGCGGACAGCTGGGAGGCTCTTCAGCGTAACCTGACTACAACAGAAGGCCGTCTCGGTATGACATTTACCCAGATGGCAAATGTCCGCGATAAATACACCACATCAATCAGCGACGATATGGTGCAGCTGGTGGACTGGATTAACAGCCAGCCTGAAAAATACCGTGAACGCTTGTATCGCGGGGCGATGATTGGCCGGATGTTAATTGAATATCAGGACATGAAGGCCGCCGGGCATAGTGCTGAACAAATCGAACAGCAGCGCCTTTCTCTGGTATCCCGTTTGCAGGCAGAGATTGACCGTTTTGGTAACCCCGGTCGCGGTCCGATAGCGAAATTATCGGGGAGCGGTGCGCGCGCCTGGTTTGCTTTCCGTGGTGCAATTAAGCTGGATGGCACTATTTCTGACGAGCTGACAGGAAAACTGGTTACGCATGATTCCAGCGCCAGTTATGACTCCACCAGCTATCAGGACACCCTGCGTTATCTCTACAGTGATCTCACTCGCGATCCAATCCAGCTCGATGATTTCCGCCTTGCGTTTACCGGCGAACTGCCAGCCAGTGATGACGAGTTGCTTAATTTATTGGCCAGCACCCCTGGCATTGCGGTTTCACCGTATGGCGGGATTGTTCCGTTCGCCCGCGCCACCAGCGGCGACATTAACGAGATAGTGGCACCAAAACAGGAATTCCTTGCCACACTCCCCGACGGTCCAGTAAAGAACAACGTCCTTAATCAGCTGGCAGCGATCGAAGAGAAGCGCATCAAGACGCCAGCAGAGAATATCCGCTTTAAGCTCAATAGCCGTTGGTTCGACCGTTCCGTCATTCTGGAATTTTTGCAGGAAAACGGCTATCCGGATCTTCGCTATGTGCAGTCAGTGCAGCTGGAAGGCGACGAAATGGTTTCTGACACCTATCACGGTGGTGATGGTCTGTTCGTCGGGCACCGATACGGTGTCGTCCAGCGCAAGGATAAAGAAACAGGCGAGATCCGCTACGAGTGGGACCGTAAATCAGGTGAAAACGCGACCGGGTTCCCGGCACAGCTGGAAAAGTATCTCAATGGTGCGCGTATCGGTGGCAAAGATAGCGCGACGGCGAACGGCTACCGCGAGCAGATGGCACTGCTTGAGGACCAGTTCAATAAGTGGATCAAGACGCACGATCGCTACGATGAGCTGGTTGCCAAATACAACGATGTGTTCAATAGCAATATCCCGTATGAACACTCTGGCGATCCGCTTGGGTTGAAGGGATTAAGCGGTAAGCGCCAGCCATTTGATTACCAGAATAGCGAGGTGCGCCGACTGTCCGAAGATGGGCGCGGCATCCTGGGCTTCGGCACCGGGCTGGGTAAAACCACGACCGCGCTGGCGCTTGAGGCGTTCAACTATGAGAACGGTCGCTCCACCCGTACTGCGTATGTAGTGCCTAAATCAGTGCTGGAAAACTGGTATTACGAAGCAAAAGAATTCCTGAGTGAAGAGGCATTCAGTAACTACCTGTTCGTCGGTCTTGATGTGCTGATGGATGGCGATCAGATTCGCCAGGTGCAGGTGCTCGATGAGAACGGTAAACCTGTTCTTGGTACTGATGGCACTCCAGTTATGCGCGATGCTCTTAAGCTGGCAGATGAAGCCACTATCACGGCGCGGATGAACGCGATCCCGCACTCAAATTACCGTGCAGTCGTGTTTACCAAAGAACAATACGCCCGCATTCCGCTACGTGATGACACCGTAGATGAGCATGCACAGGATATGCTTTATGACTTCGTTGCCGCCGGACGCGTAGCCAGCGCAATGGACTCCGACTCCCACCGCAAAGAGGCCGCGCGTCGCCGGGTATTGTCGGAGTATTCAGATACCGGCACCGAAAAAGCAGAGAAGTATCCGTACTTTGAGGATATGGGCTTCGATAGTGTGATCGCTGACGAAGGTCACAACTACCGCAATAGCTATAAAAATGGTCGCGAAGCGTCACAACTGGCCTATCTGCCCACCAGCGCGGTGGCGCAATCGGCGCGAGATATGGCAATTAAAAACGCGTACCTGATGAAAAAGAATGGTGGGCGCGGGCCGGTTCTCCTGACTGCAACGCCAGTCGTTAACACCCCGATCGATGCATACAACATGCTTTCTCATGTTCTGCCGAAGGAATACTGGCAGAACATGGGGATCTACGGTCCTGATGACTTCGTTAAATTCTTCGGCAAGACCAGGCTGGAAACGGTACAGAAAATTAGCGGTGAAGTTGAAGAAAAAATGGCGCTGGTGGGCTTTGAAAACCTTGATGCGCTGCGCGGTATATTCCATCGCTGGGTAACGCTTAAAACGGCGGAAGACGTTAAGGATACCGTGGAGATCCCGGAGCTGGACGAACACCAGCAGGATGCACCACTTACTGAAGAACAACTGGCGGCGTATGAAGAATTGCGTCAGCAGGCGGAAGCGGCGGCCAAAGCCAACAATGGCGTAACGACCTCGGTCAATGAAGACGGCGTGATTGAGCACGAGAAAGCCCGTCCGATCTTCTCAATAATCAGGGATATGGACCGCGTATGTACTGACATGGACCTGTACTATCGCCGGATCACCTATCGTTTCCTGCCGGAGTACGCCGATGCGGTGCAGCAGCTGGCGGACAGTTTGCCTAAACAAGCCACCAGCGAAGACGACGACAGTGATGATTCAATCACGCAGCAATCGCAATACTCCCTGATAGATAAGGGCGAGTTTATTCAGTTGCAGGTTCCGGAAGCGTTCGAGCAGGAAGTGAATAAGCGCCTGGCCAGGTTTGGCATTGACGAACAGACCGTAACTCACCCCGTTACGCCCAAATACGCGAAGCTGATTGCCACGCTGAAGGAGTTTTTCCCGGAAGGTAAGCAAATCATCTTCACCGATGAAAAAACGCAGCACCAGAAGCTCAAGCGCATTATCTGCAATGCTCTTAACCTTGAACCTTCAAAGGTGGGGATACTGAATGCTCAGACGGTTGCCGAGGCAGGTAAAACCGGTAAGAAACTGAAAGCGGTTAAACCGCCGAAAGAGTTACCGGATGAACCAACAGATGCACAGATAGCGAAATACAACGAGCAAATGGCTCTGTATGACGCCTATATCGCGCAGCAAAATGAAATGTCGCTGGGCGGGCTGGAAAAGATTGCTGCCGACTTCCAGGAGGGACGGACTCCGATCATCATCTGCAACAAAAAGGCAGAGGTGGGTATCAACCTGCATCGAGGAACGACTGACATCCATCATCTGACGTAGCCATGGACACCAGCCAGTATCGCACAGCGTAACGGTCGCGGTGCCCGAGTTGGCTCCAACCGTGCAAGCGTTCGCGTTCACTACTACTGCGGCAAGGGTTCTTTCGATGAATACCGACTGAAGACGCTGAAGCGTAAAGCAGGCTGGATCTCCGATATCCTCCGTTCAGATAAGTCAGAAATGGAGAACGCCGACGCCAACGATATGATCGAAATGCAGATGTATACCGCTAAGGATGATGGCGAACGTCTGGCAATGATGCAGGTTCAAATGGATAAGGCGAAAGCCGCGCAACGCGCTCGCCAGAAAGAACAGGCTACTATCGACCTTCAGAACTACATCAAGGCGCAGCACGCAGCTGGCGAGGATGTGGAGGTACTTACCGCTGAATTAGAGCGAAGCAAAGCGGAACTTGAAAAGACCACCGCCGAGGTAGCTAAATTCAAACAGGCGGTAATGGCCAAAGCAGCTGATAACGCAGACTGGAAAGCCCGCTGGGGTAGCGTCCATCACACAGACCGTATGTTGTTAGCACAGTATCGCGCGTCGTTGAAAAGCGCCATTCAACGCAAGGCTAATATCTCTCAAGCCATCTCCCGCTATGAGAAATTATTGAACCGTACTCAGAAGGCCGCGACGGATATCAAACGCCTGCGCCCGCTGGTGGAGGATGCAATAAATAAAGGCATTCTGGATGTAGATCCTGACCTGGTTAACCATGCGAGTGAGTTCCTTGTTATCGGCGATCGCTCATGGCGTGTAGGCCAATACTACGATTGTGCCGGTGATATCGTTCGCATTAAGTCGCTGGACTTCGACAGCCAGCGCGCAGACGTGGAGATTATCTTTACCTTCAAAGGTACCAAATCGGGTAACTGGGATGTGAAGACGCTGGATAAACAGGTTGATGTAACTCCCGATGAAGATGCTGTTATGCAGAAAATCAGTGGCGGCGTCTCCATCGCCGGGATTAACGACATCATTTCCTGTGACGATTTCTACCGTTTCCAGCAGCGCGGCATGATCAAAATCACTGACTCATACGGCGTTCAGACTACAGAGTCAGGCTATAGCATTGATTTTGTTGGTACCTATACGGACCCACTGAAGCATGCGGTTTACCCGGATCGCCGTGACGGCGCGCTGAAGTCGTCAATTGCAAAATGGGTGCTTGGTATGATGTCGGAAGGGAATAACCGCCAGATCCGTTCGGCAGAAACATTCCTGGTTGAATTGTTTGGCTCCAATTATGGCGATGTAATCGCGTCATACGGAGATACGCTATCCCCTGAAGCAATTCAGGAGAAAATAGCGGATGCGATCGCCAGAATGCCGGAAAAAACAAGCCAGGGGGCTACTCGTAACGGGGATTCTGAACTTGAAGTCACCAATGCCATTTTCGGTACCAATGAGTTCCGGGCGTCAGATTATGAGATCACCACAGCACAGTTTGGCACCATTGGCATTTACAGCAATAAAGCCGAGATCAAGCAGGCAATGGACTCAGCAAGCGCGCGCATCGCAGCAGAACGGGAAGCCAATCTGAATCATGCAGTCGCCGCGCTGACTCAATCGTGGGTAACAGCAATCAGGGAGGCCGCCACCACAGGGAAAATCACACCTGCAATAGCGGATGTCGTAAACGACGGCTCTAAATTTATGGATGCCTATCAAATGGATGCGGTGAAGTTGCCATCAGCCTATGGTCAACTCAGCTATCGCATGACCTACAACCTGGTATCAATGTTTTCCGACCTTGCCATCCTTGGGCTGGTGGATCTTAACGAGGTTACGCCGGAATTGCTCAGCATGCGCAAGAATCATGTGGAGATATTGCAGAGAATTAACACGGTTCTTGCTGGGCGCACCGATGAAGAGAAACAGGCCGACGCTGATCGGATAAACCTAGCCCTTGGCAACATCACGGAGGAAGAGATTGCCGCCAGAAACGAGAAACAAGAAGAGTTATCATCAATACAGGGTGATGCCACCAGCATAGCTCAGTCTCTTGGTCTGAATTATCGCGTATCCACCGCCGACCTGAAGATGATGTACGCACCAAAATTCGCCGCTGGCGAGGTATTTGGGCTTCAGGAAGCCTCAGGCATGAAAGGCGTTCTTTTCCGTGCGAAAGACGCAATCAAGGCGAAATTCGGCGCTCGCTGGCTGCCAGCGAAGGCGAAGAACAGCGATTTCCCGGGTAACTGGTGGATTATCGAGACAAAACACAACGTGGCGGACGTTCTGGCCGTCATCCAACAATACGCATAACAGGAGCGCCCGGTTCGCCGGGCGTCGCATAATATGGCCACACTATCTGATACAATAAAACCGAATAAAACATATCTTGAGGCGGTACTCCGTACAGCGTTGTTAGGAAAGACAGAAGACGAATACGTTGATTTCTTCCTGTCAGGGCTACGCGGGCGATTACTGAAAAATCCCCGCCTGTACCGCAGCTATGGTCCATACTGGCCGGAAATTAAAAAATTATTACTGGAGCGCGGTTATGGTAATTTCGGTCGTCTCGTTGACCGTGACGTTCGCAAAATTTACCGTTATGACCGCCCGGCGCTAACACTCATAGCCGCGACGCTCTACAGCCAGGAGCGTTTTGATAATGGTCAGATATACTCAGCCTGGCATTTACTGCCAGTGCCTGAAGAAGTTGACGACCAGGACTATGAGTTTGAGTCTTACGATTTGGAAGTTGAAGCCTTGGCACAGGCTGGAGAGAAAACTTGAAAAAGCGATACTACACAGTAAAGCATGGGACGCTACGAGCATTACAAGAGTTTGCTGATAAGCATAACGTTGAGGTGCGCAGGGAAGGGGGAAGTAAAGCTCTGCGCATGTACCGTCCGGACGGGAAATGGCGTACGGTCGTCGATTTCAAAACTAACAGCGTTCCCCAGGGCGTCCGCGACCGGGCATTCGAAGAATGGGAGCAGATCATCATAGATAACGCATTGCTCCTGAATGCTGATTAAATCTTTGGCTATGCCTGGCTAAGCCAGGCATAGGAATTTACACAGTATCAATGTGTCTGCTAAGGAATCTCCCGAACTGATTTGTTGACCCAAAATAGTTAGGATAAGCCTTTTTAAGAGATTTAATGTTGTTAGTGGCAAGCAGCACCGCAATTAATACTTCAGGATCCGCATCATCCTTATTAAGTTCCTGGAGGGCTTGTTCCGATTCTTTTTTCCTAAAAGGTTTCACAGAAACAAGAAACTTTCCAGTATCCTTGCCATTTTTTGTTATGGCGTTTCTCATCCTCACCAAAAAGAATCCATTATGGTTTTTGGGCAGGCTTTTCTTTAGGTTTGCATCTGATGTCAGCTTCATTGCAAATGTATATGTACTTAATTTTGAGCGAACAGATAAAGCCTCCTCCAATGTTTTAAGCTCTGTTTGATAATTTTTGATGGTTTCATCATCAAGAATACAGGCACCTTCATCATGAGCAACTAGGCATCCAGAAAGATAAAAAAATCTTCTCCACTCAGGGTGACCTTCATTAGAAGTTTTCAGCTTAATATTTTCAAGTGTATCTATTATCTCCAGACTTGTTGCCCAAGCATGTTGGAGTTCTGTTCTTAGTTGTACTTCGATTTTAGTTTTACTCCACGGATTGTTACCGTTTTCTTCATCAAAACAACTATATGCAAGGTGAATGCCACTATATCCGCTTGGCTTTGGAGTTAAATAGTCATATTCCTTTAAGATTTTATGCTTGGAGCGACTTTTAACTAGTCGGTCTTTTAGTTTCTTTAGTTGTTCGATGTTTCTAACTATAGCTCTACATCCGCCAATATCCTGCATTCTAGTAAGGGCTATTGCATTATTTGTTGCGCCGCCGTCAAGACTTGGACGCTCCAGTTTATCAATTATTGTGCTAAGTCTTTTTAGGCGTCTTGCAACAATAATCTTATTCTCTTTATCAACTTTTTTTGCAGCCCTATCAAGATGATTTTTCATTAGCATCAATGGATATAAATGAAGCTCGCGGAAATTTTGAATCATTTTAATTGCTTCTTCTCGCTCTGCGCCCTCACAACCATGTCTAATTTTTCTGGCTGCTTTTTCTATTTGAGATTTCGAATATTTAAGCTCGCATTTTTGGCTTTGATATACTTCACTGCCCATTACTAACATCCAGTTCAAATGATTAATGTGTTGTTACATATAATAACAAATCAAGCTAGAAATCAATGGGTATGAAAATGAAACATACCCATAATGTTACCTAACGTAACTATTATAAATAGTTCTGTTTACCTGTTAATTCTCCTTGCGGCACTTGTTTTTGCGTTAGTGTTTGAGTTCCGCGAATTATGTTAATCAGGGGACTTAGTAATGATGGTTCCTGATGGGCCTCAACTTCTCCAGCCATTGCCCTGATGTAGTCGGCGCTGGCAACGTTGTTGTATTCCGTCGCAAAGCAACATAGTAACGTCAGAACATGTTCTGTCGTTATTTCGCTCCAGTTGATGTTGAAAAATTCATCGCCTTTTTTATCGTGTTCGGAATCGAAGATGCTTTGGTGAAGGATGTATTTGCCGGATTCCTTGCGCGGTAACTTGATCGCTTTCTGGCGTTCCAATTCCTTGTAAATCTGCATTGCTTCAATCAGTACCGGTCTGCCGTTCATGAAGGGATCACGCAACCTTACACGCTGGCCAACTCGACCGGTAATAAAGCTGTTTTCCTCTTCCACCAGCACGATAAAACCCTTTTCCTCTTTTTCTCGCAATTCGCGCAGCAGCTGGAGTTCCATATCGCGGCGGCGTTCAGGGTAGCTGGTCCGCTCAGCCATTATCAGCTCATTGTTGATCCATGCAGCAGTCATTGACGCCGGTTTGCCGACGCTCATTGAAACAACGCATATTTTCTTATCCATAGCGCCCCTACAAAAAAGAAAAGCCACCAGCGGCGGCTTAGCAATACAACTGAAGGTAGCGCCCGGTACTCAGACTGTGCCGTCCATGGAATATTTGAAAAGGGATCCATCCGTACCGGGCGTGTGATGATTCTGACTCAAGTCACTTGTCAGTTGTCAATCATTTAAGATTAAAAATAATATATTTATTAGTGCATGATGTTTGCCATTTCATAGGCGTCAGCCAGCAACTCCATCTCTGACTTGTTCAACAAGGTGAATTCTTTCTTGCCTCCTACCACGCCATCTGCATGAACAGGGACCAGCCAAGGGTATTTTTCTCTTACTTCAGCCGGTGCTGCATGCTGGTGGTGCCATCTGCAAAGGGGCAATTGCTTTTTGTGACAACCCGGCGCGGTACGACCGGAGATATGGTGCAGAGACACCTCTTCAGATATTACTCCATGCATGTAGCAGGCAATGCAGGGGAGAGTGCCAAGAGCATTGGCGATGGTCCGTTCCTCCGCCGTCGGTGTTCGCCCCTTCAAGCCACGAGATTTTATTTTTACCGCACTTTTCCGCGTTTTGCTGGCTGGTGGGCGCTCTTTCTGTTTAGCGATACGGCGGTCGATAGAATCCCGCATTTTCTGATATTGCGATTCTCGCCAGGCGGGGTCAGCCAACTTTTCCCGTTGCCGAGCGATCGCTCGTTCTCTGGCTGCCTTCTGCCACTCGCGGCGCTGTTCAAGTTTTTGTTCGATTGTTTTCATATGGCAAAAAAAAGGCGGCCTAATGGCCGCCAATGATGTCAAGGAGTGAAGTAATGGCAACGTCTTCGTAGTTGACAAAAACTGCGGCTAAATTATAGCAATCAATTAGAGCAATGGTAGATATTTTGTTTATCGCGAATCACATTTTTTCACTTCAGTACCTGTGTGCTATACTCCTTCTTGATTGATTGGATGCGGAATACAAACCCGCTCTTTTGTGCAGCCTGGCTCCTTGCCAGGCTTTTTTTTATTTCATCATGGAAGCTGTTAACGCTTTGGACCTTGCTGAACTGATTGAAAGGGCATTGTTTACCTTACCCAGGAGTTCGCCAAATTCCCCCATCACTCTAGTAAGCCCGCGCCGCGCTTCCTCCTCCGTTGCATTCATCACAAAATGTTCAGCACTCCGCATGCTTTTAACGGGGAACGCAACAGATATCGAGTCGATATCAGGCATCCTATCGCTCAACTTTACGGTGACAATGACAGATGGTGACAGAATATTAGTGCTTACAGACAGCACTACATATTTTCCGTCGATGTTGAAATCCTTTCTCATATGTCACCATAAATATCAAAGAATTAGAGCAATCATTTACGCGTTAATGGCTAATCGCCATCTTCCAGCAGGCGCACCATTGCCCCTGTTTCACTATCCAGGTTACGGATATAGTTCATGACAATATTTACATTGGTCCAGCCACCAGCTTGCATGATCTCCGGTATTGAAACTCCAGCGCGGGCCATATCTCGCGCGGCTCCGACACGGGCACTGTGTCCAGACCAGGCCAGGTATCTCTGACCAGAGTCATCCTTAGCGCCGTAAATCAATCGATGAGTTGCTTCAAAAATCCCTTCCAGGGCGCGAGTTGATAGCTGGCTGGTGGCAGATGGCGCGGCAACACCATTTTTTCTGACCCGGCAAAACAGGTAGTTATTAGGATCATCAGCTACACCAGAGACAGAAATCCATCGCTCGACCAGTTTAGTTACCCCCAGGCTAAGTGCCTTCTCTACACCTGCGGCGCTAACCAGCGTTTTCGTTCTGCCAATATGGATTAACATTCTCCCACCGTCAGTACGTGAGATATCTTTAACCCTGATCCTGGCAATTTCTGCTATACGTAGCAGGGTATTATAAGCAATCCCAAGAAATGCCAGATTACGTATATCCTGGCAGCGATCGCTATTTTCCATGAGTGAACGAACCTGGTCGAAATCAGTGCGTTCGAACGCCAATGCCTGTTTTGCACGCTCACCGGCATCAACGTTTTCTTTTCGGATCCGTCGCATGACCAGTGAAACAGCATTGCTGTCACTTGGTCGTGGCAGCCCGGACCGACGATGAAGCATATTTAGCTGGCCCAAATGTTGCTGGATAGTTTTTACTGCCAGACCGCGCGCCTGAAGATATAGAAGATAATCGCGAACATCTTCAGGTTCTGCGGGAAACCATTTCCGGTTATTCAACTTGCACCATGCCGCCCACGACCGGCAAACGGACAGAAGCATTTTCCAGGTATGCTCAGAAAACGCCTGGCGATCCCTGAACATGTCCATCAGGTTCTTGCGAACCTCATCACTCGTTGCATCGACCGGTAATGCAGGCAAATTTTGGTGTACGGTCAGTAAATTGGACATTTAACACTCAGATAATGGTTTTAAGTAAAGTGTACAGGATCGGCTCTGCCTTTACCTGTTTATGGTTCTCGTCATAGAAACGCCAGCGACCGCGCGTGCGTTCTATTTTCTCTTCACCGCGCGATAATGACAGTTGACAACTATCACGATCAAACCCTTTTGCCCGCCAGTAACCACGGTTTTTCTCAAGCTCAAGATGAGTGGACACTTTAGCAGCTGAATATCCCATTTTTCACCTCTGATTGATTGGTGGTGCTAAGTGCGCTACGCGAAATCTGGAGCACAAACACTGCCAACATTTCACAGATTTTACGTAGCGCAACCTTGATCAAATGATCAAGTGATCACTATTTGACCTGATAAGGTATTGAACTGTATGGATTTACAGGTAAATTGATCATGTTCAATAACCCTTAAGATAACTTCGTATAATGTATGCTATACGAAGTTATTAGGTCTGAAGAGGAGTTTACGTCCAGCTGCGCATAAAAATCAAGAATTATTAGAGCAATAAATTTTGAGAGAAAAATCCCACTCCACCAGCCAAAAACTGGATTGTTTTTCATAGTTGTTTGACAATTGCTCTAATAAATTATAGTTTTGCCGCCGTTTCGTAATACGACTTTGGATTCACTATTTAATGTGTCTTCAGCGTTGTAGAGCGGCTCAGAAGGAAATGAGCAAACAGGGAAACCTTATACAACGGCATTACAGCTATGCATTGCTCATCTTACACACAGCGCAATGTTGTTAGATTACCCCAGCATGGATCATGGGTGAAACAGTAGGTCAGAGCTTCAGGCTCTGTGTTGTCAATACAGTGAGGCATAATTATGGCTTTCATTCCACCAACCATCGACGACGTTAGACATTGCTCTAACGCTTTATCTGTAGACCCCGCCGAAACCGACGCTGCCCGCGCCATTGCTGAACACTACTCAAAGATATCCAATCAGGAGTACCGCATCACCCAAGACGACCTGGATGATCTCACTGACACAATCGAATATCTCATGGCCACTAACCAGCCAGACTCACAATAAATGCACTAATAAATCTATTATTTTCGTTGGATCCTTCTATAATGGTGGCCAACAACTCCCAGTGTAATCCGCTGTGAGTTGTTGGCCATGTCAATTCTGGAGGAGGATCAATGATAAATTATGTCTACGGCGAACAACTGTACCAGGAGTTCGTCAGCTTCAGGGATCTCTTTCTAAAAAAAGCTGTTGCACGCGCCCAACACGTTGATGCCGCCAGCGACGGTCGTCCTGTTCGCCCGGTTGTCGTTCTGCCGTTCAAAGAAACGGACAGCATTCAGGCTGAAATTGATAAATGGACTTTAATGGCGCGGGAACTGGAACAGTACCCAGACCTCAATATCCCAAAGACTATTTTATATCCAGTGCCTAACATCCTTCGCGGTGTGCGTAAGGTTACGACTTATCAGACAGAAGCTGTGAACAGCGTCAACATGACCGCTGGCCGCATTATTCATCTGATTGATAAGGACATTCGCATCCAGAAAAGCGCGGGGATCAATGAGCACAGTGCGAAATACATAGAGAACCTGGAAGCAACAAAAGAGCTAATGAAGCAGTACCCGGAGGATGAAAAATTCCGTATGCGTGTACACGGCTTTAGCGAAACAATGCTGCGCGTCCACTACATTTCCAGTAGCCCTAACTACAATGATGGTAAATCAGTTAGTTACCATGTGCCGCTGTGTGGTGTGTTTATCTGCGATGAAACTCTCCGTGATGGAATCATCATCAACGGTGAATTCGAGAAAGCAAAATTTAGCCTTTATGACTCTATAGAACCGATCATCTGCGACCGCTGGCCGCAGGCAAAAATATATCGCCTGGCAGATATTGAAAATGTAAAAAAACAAATTGCCATCACTCGCGAAGAGAAAAAGGTCAAATCAGCCGCATCAGTTACGCGCAGCCGTAACACTAAGAAGGGGCAGCCAGTAAACGACAACCCCGAAAGCGCGCAATAGTTTCTATCCGGCATGGTCAATGAGTTATTCATTAAGCCATGCCAGAGCTTCATCAACCTGCGCTTCGTCTTCGACGCTAAGCACTTCATCCTGGGGAACATAATCAGCCAGCATAGCGAAACAATATGTATCCCAATGGTCTGGTGAGTGCAGGTTGAGTTTTTTCTTCATATCCTCCTTACTCATCACCTTCCATTGACCTGCGGAGTTAATCCCTACAGGGATTTTCGACGCTTCCTCAATAGTTTCATTACCCTTATCCAGTCTCATACGACCAGATTTTACGGCCTCTGCGGCTTGAACGTTGGCATAAGCACGTTTATCAAAGTACAGGCTCTTATCTTCACGGCTATGCATCTTTTTACCCCAGCGTATACGCTGTACGGTAATACCATAATACTCGTACATCAGATCCGCCGTTGCTTTACCCAGGCCATCGCCGTCTATCGCTATGGTGATATTGGGGAATCGCTCAGGATTACATTCTGCGAAAATTTTGGCGGCAAGCTGCGTTTCTGTAACGTCTGTGTATTCCAGCATTCGATAGTTGATTACACGGCGTTTATTTCGCTGGCCGGACACCATCATGATATTGATAACGGACTTATCCCGTCCCGTACCACCAGCAACGTCCACACATGCAAGCCAGCCCCATCCTTTTGCAATCTTGACTTTCCGCCGCGTTGCACGTTCAACCTCATCACGCCCAAGAAGGAAGCCATCCTGTGATTTAGGGAATAGGCCGCGTACCTTAATCATGTACATAGGGTTATCACGCCCGCCGTACTCCGCCAGCTTCATTTTGATAAATGCTGGCGTTACCAACGGTGATTCCTCACTGTTAAGCGTGATCGCCGTATAAACGCCATCAGGGTTACCAGGACGCTTGGCCAGTTTATGGTGTGTATCGTAGAAATAGCCGCTTGGGCGTGTAGGCTGTGACAGCAATAAGATGCGGTTATCCTGTCCGGTAAGAGCACCGGTGATGATACCGAAAGCTCTATCACTGACACCGGAGGCTTCATCGATAATATACAGAAGATGATCTGCGTGTTCACCGGCGAGAGCTTCTTCACTTCCCAGACGAAAGCCCTTCGGTACTACAGTCCATACACCTTTACCAGTAATCTCATAGAAAGCGGTTTCTGTCAGAACAAAATAATCAGCAAGCCATGGGAAACGGCTGGTGGCAGTAGCCCAGTTTATCTTGATGTACTTGAATATACCGGTCATTACCTGCTGAATTTTGTTCGCAACGATAATGGCACGGGCACCTGGATACATGATTATGAACAACATGATCATGATAGAAGTCATGTCTGATTTCCCGGTACCGTGACCAGACGAAACAGATGTCTTGCTACCCTGTTCCTGCACAGACTCAATAATCAGATCCTGCTGCCAGGTAGGTGTTTTGCCGAACAAAACATCAGCGGCAGCAATCCAGTCATAACGATATAGCGCCACCAGCTCGCGCCAACGTGGATCCGTTACGCAACTTCTGGCCATTAATCATCATCCCCGTATAGCTTGCGGGTAACTTCTTCGTCTTCCTCCTCGTCTTCGTCCAGGTCTTGTTCCAGCCATGGGTCGTTTGATACACCTTCAGTATCAACATCTCCATAACCGCCTGTATCAACGATATCGGCGATTTCTTCCCTACGCTGCTCAATCCACAATGCGGCATCGGCGCGGCGGTTGGCGGCCCGTTCTCGCGCAACTTTGTCCAGATCTTCAAGAGAAGGGCCACCGACGGCTGTTTGCCTTTCCTCATCATCGGTATTGGTCTTAGGAGCACGCAGATCGGCTTTGATTTGCTCCAGCATCAGGGGCGGTACTTTCCCTCCATGCGCCTCGATGAATTCAGCTGCCTCCAGCACTGACCAGTTGTTTTCACGCTTTCGTTCGTATGCCAGCTTAACAATGCCAGCTTGCCCCATAGACAAAGCGTGCTTTTCCGCCTCCCGGCTTTCTTTTCGATAGTTATTCCGGATGCTGTAAATGGTGTTGATCAGGCTGCTTATCTGCGCGGAACAGCTGTTTAGCATGCTCGCGATACGGTATTCAGGCGGAGTTCCTTCATCATCGTCTTTTTGCTGATCGCGCATTTCCTGAACCAAGCGAATACACGTATCCCTGGCGTTCTCCAGCATAAGGAGATGAGAGAGAGACTTTTCCAGAAGAGTGGTTTCCAGAACATCAGCCCCGGACCGACGCAACATAGCGCGCGCGGCCTTCCGCGCTTCAACGTTATCTATCAGGTAATCGCCAGCTTCGAATTCAAAGCGTTCACCATCATCATCCAGGGTGTCGCGTTCCAGGCGATCACGTAAGGTCCGGTGGGCGCGGGTGATCACGTCATGATCATCAGAACGATCATTTATGCGCTTATTCTGGCGCTTCGCGTTCTCGACTGCGGCACTGACAACAGCATTAACTCTTTGTTTTTCAGCCATTTCAGCCACAATGTGATCACCTGCACGTTGATCATTAGCGTGATCAATGATCATGCTTTTTAGTGGTTTTCTGACAGGCTTATTTGGCTTACGGCTGTCCGCTGTTCCGGTGTCTTCTTTGAATGCACGGAGATAACGACGTGCGGTGTTTGGGTTGAGATTAAACTCGGCGGCATATTGTGCGATGGTGTAACCACCATCTCGCGCCAGGCGAGCAAAATTCTTCTTGTGATCGTCCCAGGTCACTTATGCTTCCTTTCGTATAAAACTCTTTTTGACGCGAGGGTAACGAAAGTCACATGTCAAAAGGCCCGGAACGGGCAAGCAATCAATCAGATACGTGCGGATGTGGCATTACCGTAATGACGGTGCTGACGGACCACCTTATTGAAAAGTTGACGCGCCATCACCCAAGGCTGGTGCTCCCGGCGTTCCTTTTCGTCCTGCGTCATATAGAGTTCGTTCTGGAGTTTTTCATCAAACCGGCGCGGAGCGCGGCTGCGGCGAAAGAATTCAGGATTCAGAGAGTGGATCTGAAATCTACGTGGGCGTGTACTGTCATCAATCAAAACAGACGAATACTTAGACACAGCGATAGCCTTTAAGCGCAGATAAACATCGCGCTTATCGACATCCAGATGCGGGTATTCCTTTTCAAGAATTGCTGCGAGTTCTTTCGCTGATAGAAGAGATTTAGTGCGGATCATGTAATCCGCAATCTCGTACGATGTTATTCGTGAGTGATTTATTTCCATGAAGTGGCGTCCCTGCCAGTTAAGTAACATCCTGTCACCTACTGATTAGCCCATGTCAACTAATCAACGTGGAATATAATACCCTCGATTAAAGAAATAGCAATACATTAGAGCAATTTTATCTAACGCTCGACGAGTGACTTGTGATAGCGCCGACTCCAAGCGCGTAATCAAAGAACAATCGTTGATGCATCGCCAGCCTACCGTGCGTCTTCTCCCAATTATCGCGGTCACGCTCAATATCACGCTGGCATGACTGGCACAGAGGAATAGCATAAATGTCATGCGCGCATAATCGACTATGACGAACGATATAAGGCGTAATGTGAGCGCCAGCTCCCGCAGCTCCACAGCCACAGCATGGACGGGAAGCCACAAAGTCCATGTACTCGGGCAATTTTAGCGATTGAAGTTTTGGTATTTTGAAATGCGCCATACCTGGGTCGGAGTCAACATCCACAGGGCATACTTTTGCACGCATCGGCGCGGCGCGTTCTTCCATCATCTGAACATATGCTGTAGCGCGATCGTCATACGGGCGAATATCCGCCTCTTTCAGAGGTCCGCTATCCTGCGGAGTAGCCTTCATCTTATTTATTGATATGCGGCAGACTTCTTCCGGCATCAGGTGCATCATGTTGCGCATGAAAGCCCACCAGCACAGCTCCTGAATACTTAAATCATGGCTATTTGAAAGGCCCATTTCCTGACGGGCGACATCCAGTATCCAGTTAACGCGATTATTGTGCAGCGTTTCTTTCAGCTCATTAAAACCACGCATCCGGTAATGGTTATCGTGATGCCAGCACAACAACACCGCGCTATTGTCTCGTTCAGCGTGGACAATATGGTTGTCACACCAACTACGATCTGCGGCCTGGCATTGACCCTCTTTCCTACGCAACCACGCCACCAGCGCGTCAATTCCACCAATACGGCGAAACAGTTCATCGCTGTTAAAAAACGGCTGCAACGCCTCATTTGTTGCCATGGTTTGCTCGGTAACAACGAGGCCGTCTTCCATGTGCTCGATTAACTCACGCGGCACCGGCTCCATGATAAATTTACGGCCAGCCTCCACCAGTTTTCTGACCTCCTGATCCACTTTGAACGTGGCGAGGCCAAGCTCTTTCTGTACAAAGGGAGTAATTACGGCTTTCACATCACACCTTTAATCACTGATTGGGCTTTATCTGCTGCCCGGCATTCTCTGTTTAAGCACAACCATTTCCTGACGGCATAACACAGCAATAGCGGTCCTGACTCCAATTTGCTTACCAACCAGGTATTGCTTTACCTTGCGGCGACTCACGCCATCAAGAAGCATCTTTAACGCTTCAAGGGACAATTTGTTGTATTTGCGTGCCATTAATCTACTCCGCAGAACCATACAATCTACGTAACGTGTCGGCGACAGAAGATACAGATATCTCGCCAGTCGCAGCGCCTACAGTAAGGTCTGCCAGTTCAGGTGAATCAAATACCTGCACCCCGTTACGGCGTAGAAATAGCAGCGCACTGTTTAGCGCGGTACGCTTATTGGCATCATTGAATATATGCCCTCTCGCTGTAGCCACCAGGTAGGTGGCGGAGACTTCGAAAAGGTCGGTGATCTCTTCGTAGGCAACTCTGGCCTGAACTCTCCCGATAATGGCCTCTGCCCTACCCGGATCAGACATTCCCGGCAGGCCGCCGTAGCGGCTTATATTCGCATCATGAAGCGCAATAAGTTCTTCCGGTGATATATGCCTCATTATCGGTTAACCAGTTCCTTGTTGGTGGAGTCCAGGGTGTCAAACAGGGATGCAAATTCAGCATCCAGCGCCGCTTTTTTGTAGGCTTCGAAAGTAGCCTTGCTGACAATTACTGCTGGCTCACGGCCTCTGCGGGTGATTTCAACCTCTTCCCCGGCTTCAACATTGTTGAGCACTTCAGAAAGGTTGCCACGCGCGGTACGGAAGTTAATGGATTGCATAAACACCTCGTGTACTCGTTATGTGTACACAATTATAAACTTCACAGGCATAAAGCACCAGCACTTTGCAGCTTAAATAACCGGACAATCATCAAATTCCCCACTTCGGGCATCATTGATGACATGAGTGATCACACCAAAAACAGCATTACTGCCCGTGTATCCATCGTCATCTACTGGTAACGCCTCTTTCTTCCCGGTGCTTAAATCCTCCAGGTGCTGGCGCGGATACTTCCTGTATCTCTTTATGCGATATTCACCCTCCATAGCGCACACAAGCAGAGAACCATCAACCGGAGTAAGCGAGGAATCAACCACCAGCAAAGCACCCTGCAATATTCCCTCACGGTGATGGCTATCAGCTGCCCGCATGAAGTAGGTTGCTGATGGATGCCTGATTAGTTGCTGATCAAGAGAAATTCGGCTTTCAACATAATCCGCCGCAGGAGAAGGGAAGCCCATAGCGTTTTCACCTCAATAATACTGTTCATTTATACAGTATACATTAAAGAGACACCTTTGGTGCAAACGCGTTACGTACATCAACCACCGCTGATGATTTTGTGCTCTTTGCTACTATTCATCACCAACGGATCAGCGTAACCTCGTTGCCAATCAGTTAATAAGGAATTAGCTATGCCTAATCGCATTCCTCTCGATCCTGTATTGCCCAAAAATTTTGACTGCACTCCTAACGAGAAACGCTCTAAAGCTCAGCTGGACGCCTGGTGGGACCATCCATATGGGGTTACACAACCTGACGGGAAAATTGTAGTTTATTGTCTGAATGGTGGGGCGTGGGACCGTCCATCCGTGCTTTGTTTGGCAGATAACTATGATGAAGCCTGTGAACTTGCCGAAAGACAGCAGGCAAGCTGGGTAAAAACACGGTCTGAACCGACATTCATGTTTTCAAAAGAACCGCCATTTATACTGGCGAGGATGCCGCAGCGACCGGATCATCAACAAGAAATTGTTGCTGAATTTTCCTCAAGGGATGAGATAAATCTCTTCTCATTAAAGCAGGAAGAAAGGGATCGCGTCGAAGTGTCTCCAACTCTCGACCACAACCGGATGAACCTGGCCCAGCTCGCCTGGTACAGCAAAGAATTAGAGATGTCTATTGCCCGGCTTGAAAACGAAAAAGCCGCTATCCAAGTCCAGCACGAAGTAGTTCTGAACCGGATTAGAGAAATGCAAAACGATAACAGGGGATTTTGAATGGCTAAAATCGAGTACCATCGTGATCGCGGTAATTACCTGGAAATATACGATCATGAATCTCTTAACGATATCAACGATGCGTTATATGAATACTGTGAAAAAACGAGCATCACAGATGCACCTGATGCATTTGTCGAGCTGCCGGTATATCTCCGCGACATCTATGTAATACGAACACCGCCCGTATCGGTGATTCACATTGGCTATGTCCGCCTGTCCATCGAAGAAGATGAAGATCGTTATATCGTGCGCCACTATACATTGGACAGAAAAGAACTTCCTAATGAATGGAACATGAGTAATTTCTACAACGGTGAATATGGCTTAAAATCCGCTAATAATTTACGGTCATAATCTATACAGGCATGTATAACAACAACGAGCCTATTAGCTGTCAACAACGTTATTTCCTCAAATAAGAAAAAGCAGAAAACAAATTGTTTAAGGTCACAAATTGTGGCCTTGATGGAGGAGGGAGGCTTATTGGCTATGGCTAAAAATCAAATTAGACACTTCATGTTGCTGTAGCTCATCAAGATCCGAGGCCACAAAACCTTTTCCGAAAAACTTCACAAGTAACTCACTAGCCGCATCATTGTCACCTATTACACGAAAGTCATACGGCAACGTCGCAAGTTGACGATGTAATCCTGCTGAGAAAGTCGAATCTAACAGCACCCAGAATTCCCACCGCAGGATAATACTCGCCTCTTAATACTGTATATATGTTGTTACGATATGTTTTTCTGTCTCTAAAAAAAGATGTTAATAGAATGCTAACCATTGAAGGGGATAGAAATATACAATTCCAACAAACGTTATTTTTAACAATTTTTTTCTTTGCGTTGACTTTCCCGGACACCTTGTCTGACCGAAGGTGCGCGAAAGCCACTTTTTCCTTCCTGAGTTATCCACAAAGTTATGCACTTGCAAGAGGGCCATTTTCTACATATTGTGGTGGCTAACAGATGAAATGAATGTAGATTAATTGAAGATAAGGAGAAAATTTGAGATGCAATCATGACGTTAATAGATAGGGTCTGCATTACAGACCCCACCCGCATCAAGGAATTAGCCGTTCCCTGATGTTTTTCCGAAAACATGTGCCGTAAGCTCACGTTAACGACTTTCATTCACCGAATCCAACTATATAGGGGTTGGGTTTCTACGTCAACGTGAGCAAGTGCACCTTTACATTTGACAAGGAACCACCTGAATGAACGCTTTTTTTCAGTTCCTGAGTGCATTTTTAGATGCGCCTATTATTAGCCAGATTCTGGCTATTATCCTCATCATCGTTTTGATTTTGCTTTTAAGGTCAGTAAAAAATGGAATTATGCACTGGCTTACTTAATGTTTCAGTGAAACATTAAAATCTCCTTGATGTGGAAACAATCATTTTCTGTATGTGCTGGTGGGCACCTGTAGTTCAGCTTTCGTTGGCATTTAACTTCGTCTTTGCTTTCTCCACCAGCAACTTCCAGATGCCTATTTCATTAGCAGCCGCCTTGATGGCGGCATAAAAAGCATCTTGCTGATCGTAACGCTGGATCTGTTTTTTCAGTTTTGCCTCCACCAATTTAATTTCATTACGTGCTTTCTGAAGCCGCATCACCGCCCGGTTACGTCTGTTCTTGTATAGCGTGTTAATCTCTGACAATTGCTTTAATTTACCAGCCTGACTGCGGATTATCGCCTCCCTGGCTTCTGCCGTGCGTCTCATCTGATCTCTTAAGAGTTCACCGTTTTCGATAATTCTTTCAAGGTGTTTGATGTGATCTGCAACTCTCATACTTCACCCTCGCTTGTATCACCAGCGTCCACCAACGACAATAAAGCCATGGCCATCTTATGAACCAACAGTGCATCAATAATGCCAAGCGTATGCCCCGGCTTAATGTTTAATGCTGCCTCAAGATGACACCTTTCCAGACCGCTTTTCTCGGCTTGTTTATGATGATATGGCGTAATAACGTCGCCCAAAACACGGCTAATTCTTTCTCGTAATTGCTGGGTGCCAGCACACTTGATCGCTGTATCGTGGAGACGGTTAACCAGTTCGCGATAAACATGCGGCTTAATGCGGATACGTTCACCGGTGACGCCCTTTCCTGGCGCTGGCACCGAACTATCCGGAATATCCGGATAGTTGCCAGCCTCGTAAGCTACCCGCAGCCAGTGCATGAATGTTTCAGTGGACACACAACCACAGTCCACATCGATTTTCCCGCGTTGCTGTTCCAGCCATTGCCCAAAATCCAACCTGTAAGTCTTACTTTCAAGTTCATCACCATTGAACTCGACTTTCTGCGACGCTATGAGAGCTGATTCGTATTGTTCGCGAGTGACAACTGACTGGTATTCATCGCTATCAAGGTCACCAATTGGAAGCTCAATATCACAACAAAAATTGCGCCCAAAGAAAGTGTCTTTTTTGTGGTCTGAGCCAAAAGCAAAAGTCGCGCATGGTGCCATTAAATTGACACTGGGTAGGTAACAATAACTCATTCCATCAGGCCACCCGCCGCACTTAGGCAGCTCCTTCACTAACAAGTCGATAAACTTCATTTTTTTATCATCTTTGCAAGCCGCCAAAACCATTTGGGCAAGTGCCAATACTTCATCTGCCGTATATCCAGCACCGTGACCATACATTTCGATACGGGAAATAATCTCTGATATACGCTCTTCAGTGATTCTGGTCATTTCTTTTTGCGCCATTTCTTTTCACATTCCTTAGTCCATTTTTCAATGTTCATTTTGGCAATATCAGTCATTCCATCACCTAAGAAATACTTTCTCCGGTACGTCTTGCACTTAAACCACACTACAACAGCCACCAGCCAGAAAATAAAAGGCCATACAGCAATACCAACGACAGCCGCGATAAAGCCCAATAGCCATAAATGAAGCTCTCCAACTTCTGTTTCCGGCAATATTCTTAAAGAATTAAACAGCAGGCTGAACGAATGGTCGTATGCATTGGCAGTATAAGACATGCAATCCATATAATTAAAGTCATAGCCTGCGGCTGCCGCCCATAATGGGCGGTCAAGAAAATGTTTTAGTGTCATCATATAAATTTAAGGTTCAGACCAGTTATCTTCAATAGCAATGCTTAATCTTTGTAGCCATTCTGCTAATTTCAGCATTGCTTCTCTTTCGCTTAAACCACGAGGAAAATCATCAAGCGAAATTGTTGGCTTGAAGCCACCGTAATTATCCATTTCAACAGTCAGATTTTGCTCCAGCACGGTATTCCTTACGCGGCTATTGTGCCGAAGCAAATATACTGAACGTGATTTATTGGTTTTATGGTCAAACTGATATTCGGTAAGTATCATCTGGCTTTTGCCATGACTATTACCTCTCCACATACTTACCTCACTTAATAAAACAACTCCATGCGTAGTTGATGATTTTTTCCCACGCAATATAAATCTGCACTCCGGCAGTAAAACCAAAGCCAACAATTGCTGAAAAAATCAAAACATTTACTTTTGACATTATAAATTTTCTCTCGGTGTCGTAGGTGATAGCACCATAATTGATAATTTAGTGAGTTAGCAGTTCCATTTTTTTGATGATTTCCGCATGAGCATCATCGTTATCAACACTTAGCTCGTTTAATGCTTCTCGCACTACATCAACTTCTTCAGGCTGAAAGAAGTCGTCGCGGTAATCACCAAATAGAACCGAAACCAGCCTGCCACCAGCAACATCAAGATTGGCGCTAACAGGTGGCTCTTTGCCATCCTCAAATTCGACAACAAAAGTTAATTTTCCCATCGTTACCCCCAGAAGATAAAAATAGCGGCAATCGCCATAGCTACGCCTACAATCGCAAATGCTTCAGGCCAGCTCATTACCGCACCTCAAGTCTCCATACCGCCTGACCAATCCGGCTGGCATGGGTATCTTTGGATACTGTTCCGTCTTTAGCCAGCTCCATAAGAATTTTGCGCAAATCTGCCGAGCGCCATTCTTCATCAGGAAATTCCTTCTCCATTGCCAACCGCAGATTCCAGGTTGCTATCGTGAATGGATATTCACCGCCGAGAGCTTTCTCTTGTAGGGCAGCACGGGAACGCATCACCTGCAAAACCTTCTCTTTTACATCCATCATTTCGCCTCCTGCGGCGGTTCTGGTAGCGGCATCCAGTGTGATGGAATCCACGACGCACCAGGTATTACCCACCCATCATTAGCGTCAGGATGCCCCGGGATGTAAGTCGCCCATTTCATTCGCCAGTCACCTTTCCTGTCAAACTCCCTGGCAACAAGAACGGCTGTTTTGGTATCCGGCATTCGCTCACTACAGCTTATCCAACCATCCGGAGTTACCGGAACTTGCGGAATGGCTGTCTGCTCTCGAACGTCATTAGGCGCTATAGGTTCTGCTGCCAACTGACTGGCATATTTGTTAATGGTAACGATAAGCTCTTGCTCAGCCTCATCCAGACAATCACCGATACCTCGCCTGTCACCGTCAAAATCATCGAAATCGGCACGAATCTTGGCAACCTTCAAGATTGCGGACAACACCTCACTAGGAATTACCGGATAGTTGGTTGACGTTTCCGCGATTTCCCGAAAATTATTGGTTGACGAATTCTTGTTTTCCCGAAAGTTTCCGGACTGAAGCATGGCGGCGCGGCAGGCGTTCCAGCCATCAACATAATCAAACGTATTGCTATCGTCTGGCTCGATTTCATCCGGCACTACCGGCTCTGGTTGGATAGTGACGTTGGCAAAGGCAGCACGCAAACCGGCCTTAATTTCCTCTACTTCATCAGCGCCTAGCGATGAATCTGACAATGCGTGATGGAATGCGTAAGCCATGTCGTCGTTTACTGCAACCGGTTCGGCTTCCAGTGATGCCAGCGCAATTCGTGCCAGTTCCATTTGTTCGCCACGGGTAAGCCCGTTATCAAGCGGATTTTTAATGAATAATTCGATACGTTCTTTGGTTATAGCGCTCATATCACTCTCCTTTGATGCGAATGCCAGCGTCAGACATCATATGCAGATACTCACCTGCATCCTGAACCCATTGACCTCCAACCCCGTAATAGCGATGCGTAATGATGTCGATAGTTACTAACGGGTCTTGTTCGATTAACTGCCGCAGAAACTCTTCCAGGTCACCAGTGCAGTGCTTGATAACAGGAGTCTTCCCAGGATGGCGAACAACAAGAAACTGGTTTCCGTCTTCACGGACTTCGTTGCTTTCCAGTTTAGCAATACGCTTACTCCCATCCGAGATAACACCTTCGTAATACTCACGCTGCTCGTTGAGTTTTGATTTTGCTGTTTCAAGCTCAACACGCAGTTTCCCTACTGTTAGCGCAATATCCTCGTTCTCCTGGTCGCGGCGTTTGATGTATTGCTGGTTTCTTTCCCGTTCATCCAGCAGCGCCAAGACGGTAGCCGGATTGGCTGCAGCGATGAATTCAGCATTGGCCTGCTGTTCCATT